TTCTTTACGGGCCGGAAGGAATCGGCAAGACCACATTCGCCGCCGCATGGCCGAGGCCGCTTTTCATCGACATTGAGAACGGCTCGAACCAGTACGACGTGGCACGCACCGACCGCCCGACATCGTGGAATATGCTCGTGGCGATCATCGCGGAACTCACCAAGGGAGCGCACGGATACCAAACCATCGTTATCGACACCGCCGACTGGGCCGCGCAGTTGTGTGCTGCTCACGTCGTCGCGAACGCGAAATCGGACAAGATCAAATCCATCGAGGACTTCGGCTACGGAAAAGGCATGGTCATGGCGGCGGAAGAGTGGAAGCGGTTCCTCGACATGCTGACCGCGCTCCAGGCGAATCAGCGCGTGAACGTCCTCTTTTTGGCTCACGCGATCATGCGGAAGTTCGAGCAACCCGACGAAATCGGCGCATACGACCGTTGGGAAATGAAGATGGAAAAAAAATCATCTTCCCTGCTGAAGGAGTGGGCGGACATCATGCTGTTCGCGAACTATGAGACGTTCGTGATCGAGGCCGACGGCAAGAAGAGGGGACAGGGCGGGAAGCGAGTCATGCACACCCAACATCACCCGTGTTGGGATGGAAAAAACCGTTACGGACTCCCCGAAAAAGTCGCGTTCGACTTCGCAAGCATCGCAGGAATCTTCGCGGCCGCTCCGACGGCTCCGACGGCTTCGGCGGCAACGCCGGAAAAGAAAGCCGAACCGCCGAAGACTCCTACCGCTCCAACTCCACCAAAGCAGGCCGCACCGCCGCCGACCTGCGACAACCCGGACCTGAATCCGGCGCCGGAAGTGAAGACGGAAGCGAAACCCGAGTCCGCCGTGAAGCCGCAGTACATCCCGCAGGCTCTCTGGGATCTGATGCAGATGGCAAAGGTCTCCGAAGCTGACGTACGCGCCGCCGTCGAATATCGCGGCTATTACCCGGCGGGAACGCCGTTCGCTGCATACGATCCGTCGTTTGTTACGAAGTCTCTGATCCCCGGATGGACGAAAGTCTTGGCAATCATCAACGAAATAAAGAAGGGCTAAGAAAATGATTGAACGTGAACTTGGATGGGACGACGAGATTCAGAACGACGGCGAAGAATTTACGCTTCTTGAACCGGGCGAATACTCGTTTTTCGTGAAATCCTTCGAGAAGAAGCGCTTCGCGGGTTCCGCCAAATTGCCGCCGTGCAACATGGCGACGCTGAAAATCCGCATCGAGGACAAGGCAACCGTCGAACATAACCTGTATCTCCACACGAAGACCGAAGGATTGATCTGCGCCTTTTTCCGCGCAATCGGATCACGCAAGCACGGGGAACGCATCGTTCCGGACTGGAGCAAGGTTCCGGGATCGTCCGGGCGGTGCGTCGTCGAAATCCGTGAATGGACCGGACGCGACGGCAACGTCATGAAGTCGAATCAGATCAAAAAATTCCTCGATCCGGTCGATGCGGAAAATGCCCCGTTCTGACCTGTACCAGATGATTCTTGAAATCGGGGCGGGCGACCTGCCCGCTCCGCCTTTCAAACTGGCCGTCGGCACTGTAATCGATTCGGCAAAATTCCTCGAACGGCTACAGGACGACGCACGCAAGGGCGATTCTTCGCCAAGAGCGAAATACGGCGCACTACAACAAGACATCCGGGAGACACTGGCAATATGCAACTCAGAGAATATCAGGAACGGGCGAAATCCGCAATTTTAGCGGAATGGGCCTCGGGACGGAGGGCGACATTGCTTGTCCTTCCGACCGGTACCGGGAAGACCATCGTGTTCGCATCGGTGGCGGAAACCTTTGCACGGCAGGGGCGGCGTACGTTGATCCTTGCGCATCGCGAAGAGCTTCTTCAGCAGGCCGCCGACAAGATCAAGCAACTGACCGGGCTTGGCTGTTCGGTCGAAAAAGCCGAGAACGATTGTCTCGACGGCGACAACCAATGGTTCATGGTGACGGTTGGATCGGTCCAAACATTGATGCGCGACAACCGGCGGGAGAAATTCGACGCGACGCACTATGACGCGATCATCGTGGATGAGGCGCACCACACGCTGGCGCAGTCGTATCTCAAAGTTCTCGGTCACTTCCCGGAAGCCAAGATTCTCGGGGTCACGGCAACGCCGGACCGGGGCGACCTTCGGAATCTTGGGGAGGTTTACGAGTCGATAGCGTTCGAGTATCGGTTGCCGCAGGCGATCCGGGATGGTTTCCTGGTCCCGATTCGGGCGCAGACCATCCCGCTTGAAATCAACCTTTCAAGCGTCCGGCAACAGGCCGGAGACTTTCACGCCGCCGACCTCGGATGTGCGCTCGATCCGTACCTTGACCAGATCGCGAACGAAATCGCGGAAAAATGCGCCGACAGGAAGACCGTCGTATTCCTCCCGCTCATCGCGACATCGAAGCGGTTCTGCGAAATCCTGCAATCGAAAGGAATCGACGCGCGCGAGGTCAACGGCGAAAGCCAGGACCGGGCGCATACGCTCAAGTGGTTCACGAACGCGGGAAAAGGTGCGGTGTTGTCGAACGCGATGTTACTGACCGAGGGTTGGGATGAGCCGTCGGCGGACTGCATCGTATGTCTTCGCCCTACCAAGATTCGGAGCCTGTACGCCCAGATCATAGGACGCGGTACGCGGCTGTTCCCGGAAAAGGAAAATCTGCTGTTACTCGATTTCCTTTGGATGACTTCACGGCACCAGCTTTGCAGGCCGTCGTCGTTGATCTGCGACAATGCCGAAATCGCGGAAGAGGTTACGAAAATTCTCGCCGAAGAAGCTGGCGGGATGGATCTCGAAGAGGCGGTCGAAAAGGCAGAGTCCGACTCATTGCAGAAAAGGGAAGAGGCACTCGCCAAGAAGCTATCCGAGATGCGCCACAGGAAACGCGCCCTGGTCGATCCGTTGCAGTTCGAATACTCCATCGAGGCGAAAGACCTGACGCACTACGAACCGGCCATGCCTTGGGAGATGGGACCGCCATCCGACGCTCAGAAGGCCGCTCTTGAAAAGTCGGGAATCTTCCCGGACGAAATCAAGAGCGCGGGCGAAGCGGCCATGATCCTCGACCGGATCATCAAGCGCAGAGGCGACGGACTCACCACCCCAAAGCAAATCCGGTTCCTTGAAAAGGTAGGGTTCCGCCATGTCGGGATGTGGCAGTTCGACACGGCAAAGAAACTGATCGACCGCATCGCCGCAAACCGCTGGCAGGTTCCGCACGGGATCAATCCGAGCACGTTCGAGCCGGGAGGGAATGCGGCATGACCACCATCGAAATCATAGACAAGATCGACCCCGGCCAACTCGAATACAACGAATGGCTCCTTGTAGGAATGGCCTTGCATCACGAGGGGCACACCGCGAACGACTGGGAAATGTGGTCGATGCGCGACTTTGACCGGTACAAGGCCGGAGAATGCGAACGCAAGTGGAACGGGTTCCGGGGATCGGCGAAACCGGTGACGGCAGGAACGCTCGTCGAACTCGCGAAACAGCAGGGGGCCGTGTTCGCCGGAACCAAGTACGACGAACCTGGCCGGGAACTCGACTGGAACGACGAGATCGGACCAAGGGATTGGAAGATAATACGGCAAGAATGGCTCCAGGACGCGGAAATGTCTGAGCCGACCGATGAGAAATGGAATCCGGCGGCTGACCTTCGCAAGTATCTTTCCTCGCTGTTCCAAGCTGAAGAACATGTAGGTTACGTCGTGGACGCATGGAAGAACGAAGACGGGAAATGGTTGCCGAAGAAGGGTAACTACGACCGTACCGCCGGACAACTCATTTCAATGCTTACCGGAAAGACCGTGCAGGCCGCTATCAACGACTATTCGGACGAGGCGGGGGCGTGGATACGGTTCAATCCGCTCGACGGGAAAGGGGTACGCGACGAGAACGTCACCGACTACCGGCACGCCTTGGTTGAATCGGACTCGGTTCCGTGCGAACGGCAGTTGGCAATCTACCGGGAACTTGAAATCCCGTGCGCGGCAATCGTCCACTCCGGCGGGAAGTCGGTTCATGCCATTGTCAAGGTCGAAGCCAAGAACCTCGACGAATACCGGCAGCGGGTTGATTTCCTTTACGACACCATGAAGAAGAACGGACTCGGCATCGACCGCCAGAACCGGAACCCGTCGCGGCTCTCAAGAATGCCGGGCGTGACGCGGAACGGGAAAAAGCAGTACCTTGTAGACACCAACGCCGGAAAGGCATCGTGGCAGGAATGGCGCGACTGGATCGAGCAACGGAATGACGACCTCCCGGAAGTCGAATCGCTCGAATCGGTATGGGATAATATACCGCCGCTCGCCGACCCGCTGATTCATGACATTCTACGGACAGGACACAAGATGCTGATCGCCGGACCGTCGAAGGCCGGGAAATCGTTCCTTCTCCTGAATCTCGCAATCTCCATAGCAGAAGGCCGCGACTGGATCGGCTGGCAATGCAAGCAGGGACGGGTGCTGTACGTCAATCTGGAGCTTGACCGCGCATCCTGTCTGCACCGGCTGAAAAACATGTATTCGGCTCTCGGCATCCCGCCGAAGCATATCGGATCAATCGACCTATGGAATTTGCGCGGACGTGCCGTCCCGATGGACAAACTCGCGCCACGCCTGATCTGGAGGGCGGTCAAGAAAAAGTATGACGCGGTGATAATCGACCCGATCTACAAGGTGATAACGGGCGACGAGAACGCCGCCGACCAGATGGCGAAGTTCTGCAACCAGTTCGACAAGGTTTGTCACGAACTCGGGGCTGCGGTCATCTACTGCCACCACCACAGCAAGGGAAGCCAGGGGCAGAAGAACGCGCATGACCGTTCGTCCGGTTCCGGGGTGTTCG